TCCACCAACTTAGTCCAATAAGGACCTATACCATTAACGTAATCGATTAACTTTTGATACGTGTACTTGTTGTTGGGCAACCCGACAGTTTGTTCTGATTCGATGTATTTCCACCAAATAGATTGTAATGTAGGATAACCACCCGTTTTACCATCAGAGATGTATTGTCTGTTTCGAGTGTTAATCATATTCTGCCAAAAAGTTTGAGAGAATTCAAAGAATGTTTTCTTCTTAGGCTTAGGGTCAACATATGTCCAATCAACACCACCTGGTACAGGATAACCAACGGTTAAACCTGATTCAGGAATTGGGTAATCATATCTTCTTGATTGGTCCCAAACATCATAAACAAGACCTTGGGCCGGATTTAAGAATATGTCAACGTTCTTTACGTTTAATACTAATTTTTCATTATCGATAAAGTAGTATGCATTGTAATCTCCTTGAGTTGAAACTCTAATTTTATCATCGTCCGCTAACCATGATTTATTATTATCAACAACTTTTTGAAGTTTAAATCCTTCCGTCATATAAGGGAAGTCCCTAAATCTATTCAAATAAGTCTGACCGTAAGTAAACGGTTGTAATTGTGTTTGGATACTAAAGTTTTGTCCTGTGTAAACATTTCCCGTAAGTACAACATTATCAGGACTTCTATGTGATGGTGTAGTTTCATACCAACCAGCACCAATTTGGAAGAAGTATGTTTCCGTATTGACAGGAGCTTTTGGATATCCTTCAAAATCTATAGGGTATGCTGCTAATGTTATATTAGTATCAGTATATGTTGCGGTTTCTGTAAATGCAGTATAAATTTGTCCATAAATACTATATGTTTGACCTACAGCATAAGATGGTGTTTCTTGAACGTAAGTACCACCTGAAATTTGAGCCCATTGATTATAGAACTGGTCAAGATTAATTTTTTGGTCAGCCAAATAAATGTGTTCATTATATTCAATTAGTGAATCAGGTGCTCCAATCAATCTTAATAAAAATTCAACAGACCTTCTCGTACCTTTTGATTTAAAAAGGTATGAGGCATTAAGAATTAAATTTCTATAATATGCATAGTTTAATTCTGTTGGCGTTAAAGCTCGAGCATAACCAGGATAAGTTGGTGTCGATGTATTACCAAAAACAGATGATAAGAAATCCTCATTTGTAATTGGTGAAAAATTAGATGACCATCCTAATGTTTGAGATAAATTAGCCAATAATTGTGAAGGTATATCATTTGATGGATTATAGTTTACAGAATTCATGTAAGCCAACCCTTCGATAAATTGTTTTATTTGGTCAAAACTTCTACCGTAAATTTGGAATATCTTTTCAACTTTTCTACCCAAAGTATCAAATTCTTTTAAAGAATCTGAAATTAAGAATCTTGAAATTAAATTGGTCTTAAACGAATCCAAATTAACCGCAATTGCTTGGATTTGTTCCAAGTATGAGTCAAATAAGAATGAACTAATATCTAAGTTCCAAGGACCATCTTTTGGCCAAGTCACTTGTTGATAATCCGTATATGTTTGACCAAATTCATTTTGTTGTGGTACTTGAAATACCGCAGTATATTCAGGTCTAACTAATCTATTAAGTAAGAATTTTTCAACCTCATCAAAACTTTCTTGAAATATTTTGTCAACAATATAATCATTTGGTCTGATTTGATATTCTTGTTGGATTGTGGTTGCCGTTGTTCCAAATGGTGAACCAGAAACGTAAAATGTAATATCACCTGATGTTAATGTGGTAGACGGAATAAACGCCAAAACCTTATAGATATTATCATCAATGCTAACACAATAATCTAAATAAGTGTTGTTAAGATTTCTATATGGCGAAACATCTAACTCTCTCAATGTTAAGTTAGTTGACGCACTAATAGAATAATCAATATCAAATGGATTTTTTATTCTATCAACATTAACCTTGAAATATGTTTCATCATTTTGAACATCATAAACAATATCATAAGCAGTATTACCTGTTGAGAAATCACTATTAGTAAATATAATATCTAAAGACGCTGGGAAATAATTAATAACACGAGTAATTGAAACCCTAAATCTTTCAGATAGAGAACCATACATCGAAAAGTTAAGAACTTGAGTAATATCAAAGTTTGGATAAACTCTAAATTGAGTTGCAAGTATTCTTCGACTCTCTTCAACACTATCAATATTCATCATATCCAAAGTCATTGGTTCTGAGAACGCTCCGACATTGAATGTACGATTAACTTTTTCTGTTACTCCTGTTGTAAACTCAAAATTACCTTGCGTAAGTCCTCCACCCTCGACAGTTTGTAATCCTACAATGTTGTCAGAGAAAGTCCCCCCGCCATTACCTGGTCTTGGTGGATAAAAGTATTTAGTATTTGTTGTGTTTACTGCCATTAACCAGTTATGTTTGTAAAGTTTTTACTGAAATCAATATTATTACCTCTACTTTGTCTAACCTCATATAACAATGCATTAAATTGGTCTCTAATTTCATACAAGTTGTATTGTCTGTATATGTTATTTTCAGAGTCATATATTGTATAAACACCATCATCAATTGATTTGGTTTGATTACCATAAAGAGCAATTGCAAGAGATGATACGTCGTATTCAACCATTTCAACTTCCAAAGTAATTGGGTTAAAAAATGTATTTGAAATAATAATGTTTTGATTTGGCTGACCAATAAATGGTGTTGCGTTTGGATTGTTAGTTGGGGATGATGATGGTGATAAAGTCAAGAATATTAAATTTGAATTTCCATCAACATATCTATATCTAATTGCTTTTTGTGTTGTATTTGTTTGGTTTGTCACCACAGGTTCACAAAAGAACGATGATGTAATAACTCTAAAGAAATTTGGTATTTTTGAACCATCAGGATTTAAATATTCAACTCTAAATCCAACCAATCCTTGTGGAACAAATTTATTTTGATATTGTGTTGGAACATTTGAAATATCAATCACAATTCCTTTTACGTTTGGCAAAGCACTTAACACACCACAATCAGTAATTCTTGTTCTGATTTGTGCGGGTCTTAAGTATAGTGTGTAAATCCCAAGAGCGTTGAACTGCTCAGCAGGTAATGTTAAGTTGTATAATCCACCCAAAACCTCAACACCAGCGTTTCCACCTGTTTCTGTGTTGTTGAAATAAGGTTTAAGAATTGTTTGTGCATCAAGTTGTGTTAGGACGAAATTACTCGTAACATCCCTTGATGGAGTATAATTTAATATAATCTCTACGTCTTCAGGTGAAACGTCTGAAGGTCTAATTGTGCCGTATGAACCGATTGCCATATCTTATTTTATCTTATAAATAGTTTAGTTCTTTTTTTCAACGTTAAAAAATCCATATCCGTAATTAATCATGTCACCTAAATTGTCAACCTCCCCTAATCTTTGGATTCTTTCGTATGCTGAATTCTTTCCTCGTTCAACAAAAACATTTGTTTGTATTTGTGGTTGGTCAATAACTTTGATTAAAACTTCCTCTTTTGTTATTGGTCTTTGTGTTAAATTATTCTCTGTAAATCCTGAAGATTGTTCAAAAAATATTGTTGTCCCGTCTATGTAATCATAGTAATCAACCAAATTAACTGTATAGGCGGTGAATGTTGTTGCAGTATTAGTTATCGCCCCCCATATTTGACCGTTCTTAATAACGGGAACTCCAACTTGGAATTTTAATGGTCCATACATCGCCAACTCATTAAGTTTGGATTTTGTTAAACCTGAAACCGTAAATGGAACCGTTGTAAAATTATTTGATGTTTGAGCAGATACTTCGTTAACGGCATCTCCTGAAAATATGTAGTTATAACTGATTGGAGTTTCAATCCAATTACCACCCACAGGAATAAAAAACGCTTCACCATTTGGGTTATTAATGACCACATCAGAAAATGGTGTCGTGATTGTTTTGGAAACTCTTGTAATTCCCCACGGATTTGTTTGTTCCAATGTAATTGTATATTGAGCAATTGCAACAGGATAAGTGTGTACGATTGAATTGGGTGTGTATGAACTAATGGTTTGCGATGGCGTCCCATCACCCCAACTAACCTTATAAGATGATAAATCAAGAAATTTTTGAAACTCACTTGATGTATTATACACATTATAAACATATGGGTTTGAAGTTGTTGATGAGAATATAAAATTGGCAACCACATCTTTCTGTAATACCGCTCCATCAAATGGACTAAAGTAACCAACGTCAACCGCAGTTTGTCTGAATAAAATTGGAATTGTAATTCCTGATAATATTGAACTTCCATTTGGTCCCGCAGTCAATACTTGGGTCATCCCCGAATAAACACCAGTCGTTTCACCAGTATAAGTTGGTCCAACGTTTTCACCTTGCATATTAACAATAAACAAGTCACCCTTAATTGTTTCAGGTGATATTATAATATTATAAAAATCTTCCATTATGGGTTAACATATTCATACCATTTTATGGGTTCCAATGTACCCGCCCTTTGAGCATCATTAAGATATATTGTTTGATTTGGATTCATGTTGAATATTTGATAATCATGTTTTTCATAATTTAATTCAACACGATAATAAAAATATTGTGAACCATCAAAGATATATTTGTTACCAGGTAATGATGATTGTGGCATATTCATCATCTTTGTAAAGTATCCATTTTTTGCATCATAGAACTTGGCAGTCATATAAAATGTTTTGATATCCAAAAATGTTCTTTTCTTTAACCAATAGATAAAGAAACCTTCTTTGTCTCCAACATAGTCCAAAACAAAATATGGTTTTTTAATACTAACAGGTGTCGTCTGCATGATTGCGTCCATCTTTAACCCTTGTTGTGTCGGTATAATAATTGTTATATAATTGGTCTGTCTTTTTTCATCAACATTGTCATACAAATCCAATTTAAAAAATGAATTGGTAAAGTTGTTTGTATAATAAAAAATCTCTTGAGTTGTAAACCCTTCCACCTGATAATTGGACTTCCAATTTGTAGCATCATTTAAAGAACCTCCTGAATAAAAATTAAACTCATATTTAATATCCGTTGGTTCAGTTGTTGTACCTGTCAAAGGTGCATGAGCAAATCGAGTTACCTCAAAATCTCTACCAACACCAATAACCTCAGTAATGATTTTACTTTCGTATTCATCAATACTTTGGTCCAACCCAACATAGTCCCACGTTAACTGAATGGGGATTGTAAGTTGTCGGTCAACAAAACCGTCTAAATTAATTTTAACTTTATTCACACTCATCAAACAATGGCTTAATTGGGTACTGAACCCCTAAAGAGTTATAGTTTATTCCTTCAGGTATTAATCTAAAGATGGCTTCTTGATATGGATATTGAGCGCTGTTCATAAATGGGAAATCAACACCCCTTTCAAGGTTATCCTTAAACCCATAAGTATATATGTCTCTCCATCTAAACGATTGGTCGGCAGAAGAATAAAAAGAATAGAAAGGCACATTTTCAACTTGTTCCGCAACCGCAGTCTCAACATAATCAGAGAAAACTCTAATCCTCATTGATGTGTGGGGTTTGTAATAAAATCCAGGACTATTTGTTGAATATGTTTCAGTAGTTTGAAATACGTTTTGATTGTAATTCAGTTTTTGATAGTACGGTGAAATAACCCTTTCAATTTGGTTATAATCATTCCACTCACAAAAGTCACCATCAATTAAATCATCTTTTTTTAAATCTTGATTATAATAAAATGTTTTTGTAACACCACTAGTCAAAGTATAATTTGATGTTTGTATGTTTGTATCGGAATAAGTATTTTTTAAATCCCACCAAGAACTTATTGGCCTTGTCAAATTAAACTCCCAACCTTGTTTTAACCCTATACCATTATTTGGTTGATTAAAATATCCCGTATATCCTTTATTAATAATAGTTAAAAATAATTCACTAACAGGTCGTTTTTGATTATCCAACACTCCATTTAAATCTAAATCGTAATTGACCGTAACATTATATGAATTACTACTAGTCTTTTGAGATATTCTTGAAATTTGGTTTGGTGTTATTGAACTATATTCAAATTTTCTCTCTTCGTTAAATAGATTCTTTTCAAACGCATTTTTAACCATAATACAATCTCCAACATTTGTTAAAATTTTATGTTCCCTCACATAATATTTTGACTTTGTTTCCAATAAATTATCAGGATTAATAACTCTTTTAAATGTTCCCGTAACTCCATTGGCAAATGTGGTACCCGTATATCCAAAATTGAATAGGTTAAAAACGTAGGGGTCACTATCTAATTGGTTATTACCCAATGAATAAACTTGGAATAAATTTAATTGATTATAAAAGAAAGGTAATTCAACATACTCACCAACAGTTAATCCGTGTGGTGCAATACATTGAAATCTAATAACATTACTACCATTTTGAGTTCCATTAATAATTGAAAATGGAATACCTTCGGACGCATACCAATCATAACTACTATTATTTAATGTGTATGACATTTGTTTTAAATAATTGTTACTTTGAGCATAACTAATATAATATGTCCAATTGTATGTGTAGGCACTTTTTGCAACATAATTAATATGTTGGTCAGATATGTTAGGCCTATAAAAATCAAATTCATAATATTGTGGAAATCCTTTCCATATAGTACTAACAAAAGATTGTTCGGGATTAACATAATATAAAGTATTTCTAAATGGAACATATTCAGTAGTACCTGTATATGTGTTACCATACAAATAATTAACTTTGAATGTGGGTCTGAATATACCACTACTTTGTCTTTCATCATCAAATACTTGAGCCAAACTAATACTTTGACTTCGGTCATATTCAACCATTTGTTGACTCTGTTGCTCTAAAGTAATAGTGATATCTTGGTCAACTGATGGAGCCGCCTGATATTCCTGACTACTCGGTATAATTGTAAACTTATTCACCTACAGAATATTTTGTTTTAAATTTATCTAACGCAGTTAATCCTTTATTTACTCCAAAATAAAAATGGAATGGAGCGCTAACTAAGAATTTATTTGGATAAGTTCCCGCATTGTAAGAATATGAACCATTAGGGTTTACATTAAAGATATAACCTCTTTCGTATATATCACTTACTTGTGAATTTGACCCAATAAAATAACTTGGCGACCCAATATTTCTTCTATCTAATGATTGATAGTTATATCCAAAAATACCTGAAGTATTAATATTTGATGATTGATTTGTAACCCAATCATTGTATTGTGAACCAAAAATACTTTGTATTGATGGTTGATTTAATCCCCACTGATAAAACGGTACATACTGAGATTTAATACCATAAGGATATGTTATAGCATTTGCATTATTTGATGGTCTAAAATCAATAACTCCAGGCGTTAAGAAGTCTTTGTTTTGTAAATCAACTGTGGTAGAAGAAAAGAAAACACCCATTGTTGGGTCATCAAGTCCACCCAAAATAACAACAGGGTCATTACTTGTACCATAAACACTATAAAACTCAGGTGAAAAAGGTATTACACCATACTCAGAATTAATTGACATACTTTGAGCTAAATCACCATCAATTCTTCTATCGGGTCTGGTAAATAATTGATTCAATCCATTATTACCAAAAGTAAAAAGTTGAGCCAAATATCCTTCGTCTGTAATACGAGATATAACAAATAAATTTACCAAATCTGAAGTATCCGAATAACTTGTTGGATTTAATGTATTCATTATGTACCCTTTAGCTGACGGGTCAAAAATTATTTCTTGATAAAAATCATCTTTAATACCCAAATTAACAATTGTTGTTGGGAACAATAAATTTCTGTCATTAACGGGGTTTATTAATCCAAGAGTTGGTCTTCCAATAAATCTTGGTGATGTTGTTCCTGACAAATAAGGTGAACTTCTGTAATAGAAGTTATTAGTCTTATCATCAAAATAAACAAGTTCTTTGGCAAACTGAGGTGGTAATGGTTTATTTTGTTGGTCAAAATAAGTATCAACTTGTATTGGAAATGTGTATAATGAACCATTTACCCAATTGTTGGTAAATGTTTGAGATAAAACACCTCGACATAACCCATAGAAAAATCTAAATCTAAATCCCCACTCACTAAACGCCCTTAAATCTTTTTGTAAATCTGTCCAAGGATTAACCGCAAAAACATAACACCCATTTTGAACTGAATCACTACTTTGACATCCCGCAGTAACACCAAAATTAACACTATTACCACTATAACAATTAAGACCAACCATTCTCTCACAAGTACTTAATGACTCTAACACATTGACACTAGCAAGTTGACCCTCAATATCAGCATTAACTTGAGATGCACCTGTATCGTAACCACTTACATTAATGGGTGCTCCTTGTCCACCAATAATATAAGCAGAAAATCCTACGTTTTGTTGTAATAAACTAACACTACCATTTATAACACCACTATCGATATAATCAGATGATGGTAATCTGTCAGTTCTCATAACATTTCTTGAAGAATTGACAATGTTCAACGCACTTGAACCCGTTAATGTTGGATATAAAATTGGGCTAAAGTATACCCTACTCGGTGGGTCATTATATGCCTTATAAGAGAGCAACGGGAATATCACATTTAAAATAATAGTATTTAAAACTAATGGAGTTAACTTTAATATTGCACCACCCGATAAATCCTCGGCGGTATCATACTTACTAACCGATATTGCGGATGAATAATAATCATTCGATGTTTTGGTTACCACACCATTAGCTATTCCATATGACGGACTTTTATCAATGAATACTGTTGCTGGTACAAAAACATTACCAAATGTTGGACCTGAATTAATAGTTCTATCGGGAGTTGTTGAATCTAATGCCCCATAAAATCCAACATTACTTGTGGTGTATGAAGAAAATTGTAAACCAGGTGTTGTTGAACCTACCACACCAGGACTATAAACATAAGATGAAAAATAAATATTATTTTGAACGTTATGTTGTGGAACAGTAGTTACTGAACCTGTTGGTAATTTTTGAACAGGTATATTCATTTTTGTTGTTGCCGTAATGATTACGTCGTTTTCATTTGGGTATCCCAATATCTTACCAATACCATATTGATTAATTAACGTTGGGGAATATGGGTCAACCCCTCTTTGTAAAATTAAAATTTTTGAGTCAGAAAAATCCGCAAAATTACTTATGGCTAAATTTTGTTGTGCTCCATCTTCAAGCCACCCATCACTACCTAAATTGCCTTTAACTTCTTTATAAATTTGAACTGAGCTTGGTGCAGTTAAATAGTTCCAAAACCCAACACCACTACCTAAATTAGGTATTGAATATTGTGGTACACCATTAACAATATTTGTTGTAATTGTAATAGCAGTAAGTACTTGATAGTATTCAATATCTGAAGGATATACATATCTTTGACAACTTTCACCAAAACTAACTACCGTATATTCTGCAGTACCACCTAAATTAGTTGTACTTATACAATTAACATTTGTTATTGTATGAGACCCTAATGTTAACGCACTATAAATAACAATCCCCCCATTACAAGTATTATATGTCACCGTACCTGAAGTAGTAACATCTATAGTAATACTATCAACACACTCAGTTGTTGCACTTGGTATAGTATATAATGTAGTCGATTCCGTAGTTTGACTATTATCTGTTGGAATTGCATATTTTACTTGAGTAGTAAATTGGTCAGTTTGAATTCTACCATTTATTCCTTGTAACACTGAACCACCAGTAGTTCCTGTCCACAAATAATTTTTATCTGTGGTTAATGATGGATTCACAAAAGTTAATAGAGTACCTGGTTCAAATTCTTCAGGTGATAATATAGTTAAAGTATTATCATAATGATACAAACCTACAGGATTATTTACATCTGAAGCAAAAGTAGCTTTTATTCTATTAATCCCTTGGAAATATTTATTTCTAACATTAAAAGTGTTTATCCTTTCTCCTGGTGTTATTGTTTTTGAAACAGCAAATCTTCGAGTATTATCGCTGTCAGGAAATGTAACAATAGAACTCACACCATTTTTGTATGCAGATGGATTAGTATTACTAGAACCAAATCCTGCAAGTGCCTCACTTAAAATTTGAGCATATAATGAATTGTTCGCTTCGTAAGTATCATCACTTGGAGATTGTGATGTTGCCCTTTCTTGAGCCTTAACTAAATTTTCATAATATGCCGATGAATTAGATAATTGACTAACTAAAAAAGACTCAGTGGCGTTTGTAGAAGACTGTAGAATCTCTGGGTCACATTCACAAGCCTGACAATCGGGATAAGTCACCATTGGTAATTTAAAAGGTCCAAACCTTAGTTGTTCAATGAATTTTTTTATTTTCTTTGCTTTAATTAACAAAATTGTCCATACGGTCAACTGTAGTACCGCAGATACTACCCCCGCAATACTAACACCAAAAGACGCAATAATTAACGCAATATAAACCGCAACCAAAAATCCAAACGCAATAACGTTTTTAATAATCCACCCAATTAATGCAATAATTAAAGGTTTCGCATAATTTTCTAAAATTGCCGCAGCAATATGATAAACAATTAATAATGGGATACCAATTATTTGAACCAATTGCATTAAAATTGCAAATAGAAAGAAAATAAAATCAAAATTTCTAAAACCTTCATTTACAGGAAATTTATTAATAGTACTTTCACAATCTTGACTGTCAATTTCTTTAATCCCAATAAACCTACCTCTTCCACCATTTTTAAATTCATCAATTAACCCTGAAACCGTGTAAACTTTATTAAAGTCAAATTGATAAAAAGTATCATCACAATTTATTGCCGCTTGAGTATTTGTGTATCCGGTCCAATCTAATCCAAAATAATATGAACCAGCCAATTCTGCGTTAGACGATGGGTTAAATTGTAAATTTGGGTCAATTACCGAACTTGTCCATCCATACTCTTTAATATTTGGAACTAAAAAATATGGTCGTCTTGTTTGTTCAGTTAATGCCGTTGGTTGAGTCCATTTAATTTTAAATCTATATTTTGCCTTAGTTGGAATACCTATTGTTGGGTCATTTGATATAACTCTTTCACCAAATTCATTAGTTATATAATAATCTAAGTTCATTGGTAATTCAGTTAACCAAACACCATCACCATCAATAATATTTCCAGATTGTTCTAATTGATATTGTTCCAGTATTGGATTACCAATAGTATCTTGTTGGATGGTTTGTCTAATTGCTAATATTTGTCCAGGTCCTGATTGTAAACTACAAAGATTACCCATATCATCTTTAGGTTTTGCATTTCTCCTAACTCGGTAAGCGTCTGAAGTGGAATAAATTGAACCCATAAAAACAGATGTTGGTTGTATATTAACATTTGCCTCGTCTCTCAAATCAAAATCAAGACGATTAATGGCAATGTCACAAATATCAGGGTCACCCCAAAGTGGTGATATTTCAATACCTTTAACCAAATTAATAATTTGAGGTAATGAATTTAAATCTGTTGATGTTCTAAAACGATTACCCGCAACTTGAGCTTCAGTTGCAAGACCCATTCTAATTAAATCCTGTGGTGTCAATGAAAACTCTCCAATATCAGACAAGTCAACATCCATAACAACAGTTTGAAACCCTAATGGTACCCCCATTATCATGTAATCCCCACTATCATTTGTTTTGGCCGTGAACTTATAATATCTGTCATATATTTCAACAGCGGTTGTTCCTGTCAGAGCATCCAATCTTGATGGTATTGTACCTGTTGCTGCGTGAACAGAATAAGATTTTTCATAAGGTAATAAGTTGTACCTATATCCATCTTCATTTTTATCTGAAGGTGATTTATATGGGTATATACTTGAAATAATTGGGTTTGATTCATCTACCGTTGTAATAGGTATGAATATTGACACTCTTGCGTTTGGTAATCCAAAACCATTGTTAGCGGTAACCCTACCAACAATAACTCCATAATCGGCACAACTTCTTATATAGACATCTTCTTGTTGTATTTTTAAAGATAAAATCTCTAACTGTTCAAACTCTTGGTCTAATTGTACGTTGATTGTTTTGTTAACCCCTAATTCAGTCCTTATTCTATATGATTGACCCATTAATGTCTTTAGTTAATAAATAGTTTATGCGGGATTTTTAAAGTGAACCCACACAATTAAATAATAATCCAAAGAAAAAATAAATAAACTTGTTAAGAAAAAGTAATTGATTGGAAGTTCTTAACCGAAACTCTAATGTCTTTACCTGGATATCTAATCTGATACACTTGTGATGGTTGAGCAAATATGGTATCATCAACAGGACCAATAAGTTTTAATTCTGGGTCTGAGTATTCCATAGAGGTTTCTGCCGATGAATATTGACCACCAACTTCATTAAACACATCTAAAGTTGAAACGGTTAATACCCCATTTGTATTTTGAATAATACTTCTAATCTCGGATAGATAAACATTCTGACCTAATTGTCTTGATAGAGGGTTAAAGTATGCAGATATTTTATCAATAACACTTGAAATAACTTGTCCTGAGTTTTGAGCTGAATCTAAGACAATCGCAACATCAACACTCAAGTCAATAACCTCAGCACTGAATATTGAAATATAATCATTCATCATTCGGTAGTTTGATAAATAATTTGCAATGTTTTGTCTTAAAGTATTTGAAACAATATTGGTTAATTTACCTGAAGTATCGTAAGATAAAATTTGAATTAAAATTTTATTATCATTTTCTGTTATAGATACTTTTGCGGGTGCTCCAAATTGAGCTGGCATGTTTCTAATAATTGATTCGTAATCCTGTACGGTAACCGCTCTCTTTTGAGCTGCAAAATTAAATGATACATAGTTTCTAATTTCCTCTAATGATGGAATACCCGCTCCACCTACCGCCGCAGTTACGTTAACACATCTTAATGAATTAACTACCGCTGAGTTTGTTGTCTCAGATGGACCATTAACAAAGAATGAAACAGTACCAATTTGATTGATTACGTTTGTTCCTAAGTTTGTTGCCAATCCACCACCAACTCTATATTGAATGAACAATGTTGAATTTGGTGTTAATGTTGAACCTAATGAGAAATTGTTAGAATATTTTTGAAGTTCTAATGTTGTACCTAAAGTTGTGAACTGGTTCAATTGGTCTTGTGCGGTATTGGTACCACCACCAAATGTCATTTTCTTAAATCCTTCAGGTGTATATTCGGTAATAAATCTATCTTGAGTTTGGATATACTTACCAACTTTAATACCAGGTTGGTCAGAAACTTTTGCAGGGTCTTCAATAAAGACTCTATCTTCAGCCAATGCATCCACTTCATACCATCTATTATCAACACCTAAAAACTCTGCAGTTGTTGGTGTGTTTGTATATTGTGTACCATTCTTTAATAATACACTTGTAATGCCTAACACATTTTTTTCAGGTAAAAATAATTCAAAGAATGGTTTAACATCATTTGCACCAATAACTCGTTTGAATACCTTTGTAATACCATTTACAACAATTTCTCTTTTTGTGATTGTATAATTAACTAAAATATTATTTGAGTTAAAGTTTGGTATTTTTAATCTATTGGGAAAACCTTGAGAATTATATGGTGAAGCAAAATCAATGTCATAAACATTTTCAAAAACAATTCCGGCTCCAACAACTTGTGAACCTCTTGTCAATGTTCCAAGATATCTTTCATCTTCTTTATCACCAAAAGCAGGGACTGTAATTGAGAAATCAACTAAAGCAACTGATGGTCTTTGTCCTGGTAATTTTAAACCGTAGGTTCTGGCTATGTTATAAACTGATGACCTTTGTTGAGCATATTGTAAAACAGTCTCCTGAATACTTCGGTCAATGTTATAATGTAAGTTGTCCGCAATCGCGGCGTTTAAATCAATGAATACGGAGAAGACCGAAGCATCGTTAAAGTCTTGGATTAAGTCAGGATAGTAAGTTTTAGTATAATTCAAGAGCTCGGTCCTGATTGACTGATAATCCCTAGATGCGTATGATATTCTATTATTTGCCATTTGTATTAAATATTTATAATTACAAAATCACTCTGAGCATATGTTGAACCATTTGTTGAGTAATCTAATCTTATTTTTGCTGTGTACTCTGAAGTACCTTTGCCAGGGAATCGGTAAATTGACGATTCGCTTGTTCCTACAACGTTTTGACCTGTGGCAATATCCACTTCTTCCTGTGGGTCAGCAGGTGTAATACTTAAACTATTAACCAATAAGTTTGGCATAAAAGTTTCAATTGCATCTCTGATGTCAGATTCAATAGCGTCAAAGGTAATACCATCAAAAGGCTCAAAAAGAAATTCATATAATCTTGTACCAAATTGTGGTAAATAATATCTTGAACCCTTCCTTGTCAACAATAACAACATCAAGTCAGCTTTAATTTCTTGTGACTCTAATTCCGTTAATTGTAAGTAATCCCCCCTAAAAGAATCTCTGAAGGGAAAATTTATACCATATGTAACACCATTAGCCATTGTTTATAAATATAGTAGTATTTCCTTTTTTGTGAGCAGGAAAATAAGGACAATGTCTACAACCTGAACCACAACAAGAACCTCTTTCTAAATGGAATTCTTCGGTAAAGACATATTTTCCATCTTCCATATAAAATAAAGAAGGGAGAAGTTTTACCTTCCCCCCCTTATTTTTATTGTTATTATTAATATTACTTGATTTCACAAGCTCCACCAGCACAAGCCAATTCTCCGCTCAAATCAGTGTTATCTTGTAACTCAATAACTTTACTTAAATCAATTGAGTGAAGTTTTGCAAATAATCTTTCAAATTCTTCTTCAGTACAATCTTCAAATGGTGCTTGAATATAACTACCACCATCATAAGGTAATACAGATAATCCATTATAGAAATCTCTGTTTTCCCACATCCAATCTCCTGCTAATTCCCAATCTTCAGCCTTTAAACTGATAGTTGCAGATACGTTGTGACTGTTTGAACCAGTTCTGTGACCAGGTCTAACCCACTCTTGTGTAATTTTCTTAACACGTTCTAACAATTGGAAAGGACTTTCAGTTCTCAAAATTGCCCCTTCAGGTGCTTTTTGTGGAACCGAAATAACCGCTGTGTCATGTGGACGGAAGAATTCATCTTCAACTAGTTCAGGGTGATTTGTCACCAAGTAATTGTAGATTGCCTCATTCTTACCAACACGTACTCTACGGATGTAGTAGTCGTTGTGCCAAGCGTGAATACCTGATGATGTTCCCAACGTCAATGAAGTTGTTCCCGCAGGTTTTACAGTTGTCATACGAGCTGATTTGTTAATACCAATCAATTCAGCAACTCTTGTATTTTCTTCTTTAACCGCTTTCGCAGCTTCTTTCATATTATATCCTAAAACTACACCTGAACCAATACCTGTCATAGATACACCAATCAACGCATCTTTCTCAGTTGTTCTTCTCCAAATGTCTCTCAAGTAATGGAAGTCAGTGTAACCCGCTTGAAGTGTTCCAATGAACGCCGCAGCTTTAACACGAGCATTTAAGTCTTCTTGTGATTCAATGTCAGAAACATTTACCTCACATAAGTTACAGAATTGGTTTGGTCTCAATGCGATTTCACAACATGGGTTTGTTCCCCAATCTTTATCGTTTGTAAAATAGATACCAGGTTCACCTGCTCCTGACGCTTCAACACGTTTCCATAAATCCATGAAGAATTCTTTTGTAATCTTGTGTCTAACAAGTGCTGCTGAGTTGTTTGCTCTACCTCTTTGTGGATTTTTTTCCCACCAAGAACCTGATTTACAAGAAATCATTTCGTTGTCGTCAGCACTAAATAAAGAGATAAGTGCCGCTCTACGGATACCACCAGCTAACACAGCATCTGCAATATGACAAACCATATCATGAACTTCAATTGGTGTTAATTTTTCACCGTCTTCTTTTGAGTCCAACATACCTTTTAATTTATGTATACAATCTTTCAAAGGTTGAGGGCCTGGTGCTTTACCACCTGATGTTACAAGTTGAGCTCCTTTTGGTCTGATGTCAGAAAAATCAAATTCAGGTGTTGATAACTGTTCTCCAAAATAAGATTTGAACAATACTTTAATTGCGTCTGCCCATCCTTCAATAGAGTCTCCGATTAAGAATCGTCTTGACCTATTTGATTTTGGTTTTCTAATCTCAGGTAATTTTTCAACATGATGTTTTTGAACTGAATACCCAACACCTGTACCACCTAATAATAGGAACATTGACTCAGCAAATGCATCCAAGTGGTCGATAGGTAAGTAAGCACAGTTGTAGATTCTGTTTGGAGAAATCTCAATTGGTTTACCACCAAATTGCATTGACCTCATTGAAGGTAATACCTTTTTATCATATACCATTTTGTATACTTCTTTAATCTCATTTTTTAGAGATGGGTATTTTTTAATATGCATTTCCATATTACGGGTTACCAATTCTTCCCATGTTTCTCGTCTGTTTAATTCTGGTACAAATTTAGCGTACTTCATGTAAACGGTTAAATCTGACAATATTTTTTGTGATGCGTCCATAATTCTTGTTTATTTTAATTTATATTATTGTTTTTGTTCTTCTCTTTGTTTTCTTTTTTCTAAAAGTTCTTTAACTCGGTCACGTTTTCTTTCTTCTTGTTGTTCCCCAAAACCTAAGAAGGTTACAGATGACTCTGTATCGATTTCAAGTAGTTCGTTGTTGAACTTACAGTTCTCAAACACTACCCCATCTTTACCAATACGTGATTTGGTAATAGCAATTGTTGCCAAGTTCATTTCTTTTTGTTGTAAAGTTTTAGCCACGGTAATGATAACGTGTCCAACTTGTGCTTTCTTAATAGAACCACCCATTTGGTCAGTAGTAACAACCTCAGAAGATATAGAGCTTCTGTTACCCTGTGTTGCTGTCCATCCAACTAATGATAGTTCGTGACACATTGATTCAAACCCTCTCATTACTGAACCCTCAGCTTTCCACTCATCTTTACTTGTACTTTCAGGGACAACACAATCAATATAGTCCAAAAGAACCAAGTCAATCTTTGTACCATCAGCAATCATTTTTCTGATTTGGTTTTTGATTTGGTTCATCGTCATTGAATCTGAAGGAAGTTTTTTCATAATTAACTCGTTCTTCATTGTTTCTTTGATGTCTGTAAGTTTAGCCATAACCTCTTCTTTGTGGTTTACCAAGTTGTCTGGTTCAATACCTGTCCAAAGTGTGAAGTGTTTACGTTGTACAATCTTTGGGTTGTCCTCAAAAAATATTTGAAGAACATTATATCCAAGATTAAACGCAGTGTTCGCAATCTTTGTTAAGATGGTAGTTTTACCGACACCTGTGGGTGCTAAAATAACACCAATTTCTCCTTTAGCCAAACCACCTTTAAGTAATCTATCAATACCTGGTATTCCTAATGGAATTGGGTGTCTAAAATCTTCATCAAGTACTGTGTCAAGGTTAGAAAATACATCAGTTGTACCCGTGTCTTTTTCCCCAACCTGTAATGCTTCACGAACCAAACTCTCAACCTTGTCATAGGATTCAAAGTCTCCTTCGGTAATAATCTTTTGGGCTTTGTCCATTGCCTTTTGTAGTTCTTGTTGTTTACAGAACTTTAAAGCCTTTTCTTGAACAAACTGAGTCCCTTCAAATGGAGCGTCTTTTACTTGTTTGATGGTGTCAAGGACAATTTTTGCAACTAATTCTTGTGAAATTTCAGATTTTACAATCTGTTCAAGAGTATCGAAATTAGGGGTTGATTGGTATTTGGCGTGGTACTCCTTGG